CTTTTATTTTTTTTAAATCTTCTTCAAATCTATTTTTTTTATACAGTATATAGTTTTCTTTATCTTGATGCTGTGTTGACCAACCACGTAAATATGTTTTATCAACCTCTGTTTTTTTATTATCTGGATGTATGTGTTCCCAAATAACATTTTCAAAGTAGTTTATGTTGTCAATTTCTGTACCAAGATCTAACCAAAACTTATCAATATAAGAATGTTTTAATTCTGGAGGGGCCATATATCCAAGATGTTTAATAATATTAGAACTTAAAACTGCACAGGTTGGAAGTTCTTCTTTTTTATAAAGATCATTTCCATAAGATATTCCAACTTTTTCTGATAATGGATCAGTCAATGTTTTATCCCAGGCATTGGTTTGCAATAAGTGATCATCGCCTATAAAAGCAACAAACTTATAGTTATTACAATATTTATTTGACACTATGTTTAATTTTTCGTTTAACATTAAAGGTTCTAATATTTCATAAATAACTCCATCAAACCTAGGATAGTTGGACTCATCATCAGTATCTAAAACAAAACAAATGTCACTGATAGTAGAGTTTTTAAAAAAATATTCTAAAAATCTTTCTTGATTTTTGGGTCTTCCTCTTGATGGAACTATAACTAACATATCATTCATTTAACCATTTTAGCATAAAAGTTCTCATGCTATAATGTTATGAGACCAAATGGGGAGAACCATGAACATATTAATTACTGGGGTTGCTGGGCTTTTAGGAAGCAATCTTGCAAGAAGCCTTTCTAATCATAACATTGTTGGTATTGACAGTTTAGTTGGCGGATACATAGACAACATTCCGTCAGAAATTACTTTTATTAAAAAAGACTGTAACGATTTGACAAAAGAAGATTTTAAGGATATTGAAGTTGTAGTTCATGCTGCATGTACAGCACATGAAGGACTTTCTGTTTTCTCTCCTAAGTTTATTACTGATAATACTTATGGTAACTCTATGAATGTTTTAAGTTGTGCAATTCAGGCTGGTGTTAAAAAGTTTGTATTTACATCTAGTATGGCAAGATATGGAACTCAAGATACCCTGCCCTTTACAGAAAACATGATACCAAAACCACAAGATCCCTACGGTATTGCAAAACATGCTTTTGAACTAACATTAAAAAATCTTTCAAAAACTCACGGCATGGAATTTGTTATTCTTGTACCACACAATGTTGTTGGTTATGGACAAAACTATACAGATCCCTTTAGAAATGTTGCTGGAATTATGATTAATAGAATGCTTCAAGGCAAGCAACCAATTATTTATGGTGATGGCAATCAAAAAAGATGTTTTTCTGATATGAGAGATATTATTGATCCATTTCATAAAGTTATTTTTTCTGATGTGGCTAATGGAGAAGTAATTAATATTGGTCCAGATGATAATTTTATAACAATCAATAAGTTGGCAGAAGAAATAGCATCTATTATTGGTTTTGACTTAAATCCAATTTATTTAGATGCAAGACCATCTGAAGTAAGATTGGCACACTGCTCTGCTGATAAAGCAAGAAAATTACTTGATTACTCAACACGTTATGAGTTAAAAGAAATTTTATCAAACATGATAAATTGGGTTAAAGTAAGAGGAACTGGACCATTTAACTTTAATCTACCAGTTGAAATTCAAAATAATTTAACTCCAAAAACTTGGGTAAATCAGGATTTATTTAATAAATGAAATATGTAGTTGGTTTACCATATAGAATAAAATCTTTTAGAGATGGCTTAATTGAAACCTGTAAACTTGAAAATATTTTTGAAATTGATAATACAGAAAATAATATAGGATTTGCTGCTAGCCATAATCTTGGCATACAAAAAATGTATGAAGAAAATGCTGACTGGTATATAGTCATGAGCGCTGCTGTACGTTTTGGCAAACCAGGTGGACTAGACTTTATAGAGATATTAAAAAATACTAAGTATGTAATTGTTGAGGCTGTTGGGGTTTTTGGCTGGCACTTTATTGCTTTTCATAAAACTTTAATTGATAAGGTTGGACTATGGGATACAAACTTTACACCATATGGTTATGAAGACTTAGACTATAGTATGCGAATTCAAAGAGCATTTCTCTTAGATTATGATGATGAGTGGAAAAAAATAAAAGAAAATAAAACAACATGGAAAAAAGTCAAAATAGATATCAAGGATACTATAATGGGGCATAGCCACAAGTTAGGTGGAGTAGATCCAGCAATGGGTATAACAAAAGAGTATTACAATAAAAAGTGGGGAAGATATCCATCAACAAATGAAGATCCATACAATTCTTTTTTTTATCCATTTAATAATCCAGAAAATGGATTAGGGTATTTTACTAATGACTATTATAACCAATGGATTGAAAATGAATCTAAAAAACAAAAACTAGAATTTACTGAAGTAGTAGTTACCTGCTTGTGTGGAAATTCTTTTAAATCTATGTCTGTCAGTGGAAATCTAGAAGTCAATACTTGTGCTGCATGTGATCTTTCTGAGTTTATGCAGGATGGAACTAAACTATGAGTGATATCAAGGCTTATTTATATTCAGTTAAAGAAGAAGATTGTGCTGCTGATAAATGGGATTACGGTTTATTAAAACAATTTTTCAATAAAAATAATATTAAGCCAGATAAGGTAACAACTTTACCCCACATAGATAGAGCCTTTGTTGTTATTCCTGGACCACAAAATGTAGACTATGAAGATCAAATATCTGAAGAGTTAAGTAAGATAAGTAGAGTAGTTTTATTTATTACTGGAGATGAAAGTGCTACATTTAAAGTTGATAAGATAAAGCATAATAATATTGAGGTTTGGGTTCAATACCCGCACAAAAAACATTTACAATATAATAAATTAGCATTAGGTGTGCCAAGAGATTTACATAAACATTTACCAAAGTATCAAGATAAAACATATGATGTATTTTTTTCAGGACAAATCACTCATCAAAGAAGACAAGAACTTGCAACCGTTATGCCTAACATACCCAATTCTTTTTATAATCCAACTACAGGGTTTGCAGAAGGACTAAAACCAAAACAATACTATGAAAAAATGTTTTTATCAAAGGTTATTCCTTGTCCTAGCGGAGCAATGGTTATTGATTCATTTAGATTTTATGAAGCAATTGAAATGCTCTGCTTGCCAATAGGAGATAAGTTAGACTCAAAAATGCAAAATACAGATTTTTTTAATTTTTTATTTGAAGATAGTCATTTAGTAAAAACTGTTGATAATTGGCATCACTTGGTTGACTTGTTACCTGAATTATTAAATAATTATACATCTGAAATGCATCAGATTGTTTGTTGGTGGATTAAATATAAAAGAGATCTTTTTATTAAATTGATGAGGCAAGTAAATGCATAAAAGAGATATAACAATTATAATTCCAACATCATATATACCTAGTCATCCTAGTATTAAAGTAATAGAAACAACAATTAAAAATACTAGATTTCACTTTCCAGATAATGAAATTATTTTACAAATAGACGGACTGCGATTAGAGCAAGTAGAATATAAAAAAGATTATGATGAATATAAAAATAGAGTACTTTGGAAATGTTTGCATGAATGGCAAAATGTATTACCAATAATTTTTAAGGAACATAGTCATCAAAGTACCATGATGAAAAAAACTATTGATTTAGTTCAAACACCATTAATTCTTTACATTGAAGGAGATCTTCCTTTAAGAACCGATAGAGATATTGACTGGAATAAGTGTTTAGACATGTTTGAATACAATAAAGCAAATACGATAAGGTTTTATTTAAGAGAAGAGATGCCACAAGAGCATGAACACATGATGTGTGGTCAAGAAGATATTTTTATAAAGACTGTGCAATGGAGTCAAAACCCACATTTAAGTTTTACCAGTTACTATAAAGATGTTGTTTTGCCAAATATTGGTGAAAGAAATTATATTGAAGATGAATTTTATGGAAAAGCACAGGTTGATTGCGAGTATTTGCCTGGACAACAACCTATCACCGTAGAACCATATGTTTTTAAAATTAGAAATTGGGAAGCCCATAAAATGTTTATCTATTATCCAGACAACGGACAAAATATGAGTAGAGTATTACACTTAGATGGTAGACAGAGTACTAGAAAATTTACACAAGATGATGAATTTTGGTCATATAAAAGTATTGAGGATGCAAAAAAAATATTAAGGGAATCAGAAATGTTTAAAGATGATAAGGATGTTTTATGAGATTAGGAATTATAGCAAGGTCTGACAATACTGGTCTAGGAAATCAAACTAGAGAATTAGTTAAAATGTTAAATCCAGATAAAATATTATTAATTGATTCTAATCCATTTAATAAAAACAAACAGCATCCAGAGTGGTACAAAGGATATAATGTTTACTCAACTAAACGGGGTATGCCGACAACAAAAGAAATTATGTGGTTTTTAGATAGTGTTGATGTTGTAATTAGTTGTGAAACTTTTTATCACTTAGATCTTGTAGATCTTGCTAGAAAACAAGGCACAAAAACTATTCTTCAATATAACTATGAACTTTTTGGCAATTTAGTAAATCCTGATTGGTCATTACCAGATGTATTGCTATCTCCAAGCCTTTGGAATATCGAGATAGTAAAAGAAAAGTTTGGATCAAAATGTGAGGTTATTCATTTGCCACCACCAACAGATAAATCTTTATTTAATAAAACAAAAGAAAATAATCTTTCAAAAGATCACAACCGCATACTTCATATTGGTGGCAAAAAGGCTGCAAAAGATAGAAATGGAACTGAAAGCATTTTTGAAATGATTAAACATTCTAAAGAAGATTACGAATTAGTTATTAAATCCCAAACCCCATTTGATACAAACTGCAAAGACTCAAGGGTAAAAATTGAAATAGGTAATCCAGAAAATAGGGAGGACATGTATGATGGCTTTGATGCCATGATTCTTCCTAGAAGATATGCTGGTCTTTGTTTGCCTATGAATGAGGCTCTTTTAAGCGCCCTGCCAGTTTTTATGACTGACATATCTCCAAATAATACAATACTGCCTAAAGATTGGCTAGTAGAATCAAGAAAGATTGGATCATTTAGAACAAAATCAATGGTTGATATTTATAATGTTGCCCCAGATAAGTTTGCAAATGTAATTGATAAATATATTAAAAATAACAATAAGAAAGAAATTAAAGAAAAGGCTTTATCAATAGGATTAGAAAACTTTTCTGTAGACAACCTAAAACAAAAATACTTAGATATTATAAACAAATAACAGAAAAGCCAGCCTATTTCTAGACTGGCTATCTGATAGAAGATTGTTTACTTCTTCTTTGCAGCCTTCTTTGCTGGTGCCTTTGCAGACTTAAGAGCCTTTGCAACTTCTGCAGCATCAGGTAGAACACCAAATGCCTTGTCGTTTGGATTAATTGCTCTTAGTGCAACTGGCGCAATTGCTGCAACTAATGCTGCCCATAGATCGCTTGGATCTGTTACGCCTGCCATATATAGTGCAAGACCTGATGCAAGTACTGAGCGACCATATGATGCTAGCATTGCTTTAGTCTTATCATTGATTAGGTTGTTCATTATTCCTCCTAGGATATAATTTGTGTTAGTGTTGTAAAGCCAAGCCATATACCAATAATTCCTGCGACTCCCGCAAAAACTGGTGGTGCTGGCACTGGCAATTTGAATGCTGCGAACACGACACCGCATCCAAAACCTGTTATAGTTGATAATAAAATTTGTTTCATAAATTATTTTTTTCTACATTATCCGTTGGCATAAATTTTTTTAAATCATTATATTCTTTTGAAAATCTTGTCATAAAGTTATAGTATTCAGTTTCTTTATAATTATCTTTGTATTCATTAAAATTAATTAGTTCTGGCTCTACATTTAACATAAACTTTTCCAAACCTTTTTGAACGTCTTCAATATATGTAAATGCCCAGTCACGAGAATCTGATAAAAATTTTATAAAGTTTTCTTTGTGTATGTCGCTATCACTTTTAAACTCAATGTTGTTTTTTTCAACAAACTCTTGTAGTGATTGATGAGAAATATATAATTTTGCAAACTCCTGAGTAATCTTTGAAAGTTTTTTTAAAACAGAAGCATAGGCTATAGCAAAAGAAAAAACAAAAGTTCCCAAAACTATAAAAATAATATTATCCAAGGTTTAACTCCACACTTATCATTGTACTCTCTTAAGTCCATATTGTCAAACTGGGCGGGTAGCATGAGTTACCCAATAATATAAACATTTATCACAACAAGGCTTATTATGCTCACTCATAGTATCTTTATAAAACTCAGCATAGTAGATAGAGTCTTTACGATACAGATTAGCCCTATGGGTAATATTAACACGATCTACATGAGATGGCTTGTTCCAGACTGGCTTATCAGTACCCCAAATCTGCCCACAAACGGCCTCTAGAGCCTCTATATTGGCCTCGTTCTTATCTGTCTTAATTCCCCTTGCCTTAGCCTCTTTAATCATGGCCTTAGCGTATTCCTTTAGGGATGTTTCAGAGTTCTTCCACATCAATACCGCTGGATGATTGCGCCAAGCCCCAGAAGGCGACTTACCAGATAGGACCTTAAGGATTTGATAGGCTTCCAATATCTGTTTATTTAATCTTTTATTATCTAATATTTCTGCACATTGATTATAATTTTTATAAGGTAAAAAGGTTTGCATTATTTTAATGGCTCCCTAGTCACTAACACGATTGCTCCATTCATTTCTAAAGCCTTTTTTATTTGAACTATATATTGTAATGCTTGTATTTTTTCATCATGGACCATCCTGGCAAATTTTTGCTCATTTAATTTTATCGTAAGAAAGTGTTCATTGTCAATAAGTTCAACGCTAAATCCTTTAGGAGGAATTATTGAATGAAAGGCTTTACGCATATCATTTGTATACATTTTATTTTTCCATAGTTAAGGATTCCCAGGTATTCGCCCAGTGAGACTTGGTTTTGTGATTATTAAACTCTCTAGAAATTTCTCCATTTTCTAAATATATTCCACCCCAAACACCCCACTCTTTGCTAGAAACTCCCACTGCAAAACAAGTTTTTTTAACTGGACAAGAAATACAAATTCCATCGACAATTGGTCTTATGGCTACATCGTCTTCATACTTATCAAAAAATAAATTATTTTCAAGACCGAGACAGGTCGCATTATCTTTCCATAGGTGCTGCTTCATAATAACACCTACATGTTATATCTATTAGGAATATCCCAGCCATTTCGATCAAGTTTAAATACTCGTTGTGTGTACCACTGACCATTGACTCTTACACCATTGACGGCAGTTCTGCCCATCTCTGTTTTTTTACGTTCTGCAACATCCCAACCAACCCAGGCAAGATTATTGTTTTTTGAAACAATTCTTTCCATACTTTCTAATTTATTTACAATCATTTTACTTCTTTCTATTAGTATTTAAAAATTCCAACTTCAACATTATTTAATTGAGCAACACCAACAAGTTTAGAATTTTGTTGTTTTGGTTTAGAAAGAAAAGCAAAATAATTTATATTTGTTATATTTTCTTCTAACCAAGAAGTTGCAACCTTATAAAACTTAATCTTTCTTCCCCTTGCCTTCATTCCACGTTCAGATAAATTTGAAAACTCTGATACAAAAGAATTAACTTTGGCTGGTCCTACAGAATAGATTACGAACTCTTTATCATTTTCTTGCATTGTAGATAGGGCAACGCCCATGGCACGAATAAAGATGTTGTAATCATCAAAATCGTTTGTTCCCTGTACCGCCACTATCATTTTTCTTTCCGTTCTTTAGGCTATCCAGTATGAATAGCATCTTGTCTAATTCTGGTTTTGATAATTTACTTGTATTGACTGGCTGCGCTGTGTGAGGCTGAACCTCACCATCTATAGCCTTTGCAACATAAAATGTATTATCAGATACCCAGTATGCTTCGTTATTTAAAACGATAACCTTAATCATACTCTTTTCTTTATGTTTTGTCAACTGGGAAGAAGGGTTTTTGTTATTTGATAAAGGAATTGAAAAAAAATATTTTAATAACTTATGAATATCGCTTTGACGATACAAGGTTTTAGAAAAATTTTTTTTAGATTTTTCCCTTATTCCTTTAATTATACCCCCTGAAATTATTATTGTCAAGAATAGTGCAATAAATTCTGACATTTTGTATTAATTTCCTTTAGTTTTAGACTTTTTATTTTTTTTACCTAAACTAAAAAATGATTTTTTATCCTCTTCTTCTTTTGTTTTTGGATTATTAAAGGCTTCAACTTTTGTATTTTTGTTAGGTTCAGGTTTTTTTTCTGAAACTAACTCTGTTGATCTTATTTTTATTGGCTGTTCACCAATAATAGGCTTACTTTGTTCAAGTTTAACTTTTTGTGCCTCTTCAACTTGAGTCTTAAAGGCATTGAGTTTGTTTATTTTTAATTCTGACTGAAGTAAAGTAAACTCTAATTCTGAACTTTTTTGTTTGTAAAAAGTTAACAATTGTCTTAATTCTTCAATATCTAAATCTTTCATTTTCTACCCTTTTCTTAAACTAAATGGACTTCCGACCCAAACCTTTTCTACTTTTTTCTTTTCTCTTTCTACAATTGCACGACTCCAGGCAAACCCTGCATCGCCACCCCAAGCGTCCCACATAATTCTTCCATTAGATGGAAACTCTGGGCCATCATAAAAACCTTTACCTTTTTTATCTACTTCATGACGAGAAAAAAAAGAAAACATTCTTTTAACAGTACTAAGAGACATTCCTCTACCAGCAACAATGTCTGTTGCACGGCCCCACCCCACTGGGGTTCCAGCACCTGTTGCTTTGCCATCTTCTTTCCATTTTAATGCACGACGAGCAGCAGCCTTCATACCAGATGTTGGGCTATATGTATCAGCCATTTTTCTTATTCTTCTTTTCTTGTTTGGCAGTACGCTTTTCTTTAAGAGTCATCTTTGGCTCTTTCTTTTTATTAGCGTTACCCTTTTGTTCTTTATTTGCCATTTGTTGCCCCCTTTTTTACTTTTGGATATGGACCAAGGTCTGCTTTAATTGTTCCGTCTTTTCTTAAACGAACAATTCTTCCATTTTTTATTTGTAATGGATTAAATGCATAGTTTTTAAAAAAAGATGCAGAAGATTTTTTAGACATTATTTTTGCAACCTTAAAGGATTAAAAGATCCATCCCAAATACTTTTTGTTGTAGATTGTGACTCTGACTTATATGTACCGCCACGACGTTTATATTCTTGAACTACCCAAGAATTAGCAACTGCCGATGGGTAAACATCAAACTTATCTTTCGCTGCTTGTACTACTCTTGCATATAATTTTGGATTAGATGGTGTTGATCCACCTCTGCGAGGCTTAATAAAATCATCGTAGTTAGGTTTTTTTGCTTTATCTATTTCCATATTTTCTCCTTTTTTAACTGGAACACAGTTAGGAACCATACGCCCATCTTTTTCTTTCATTCCCTGTTGCTCATATCCAACCCAGCATGCTTTTTGAATATTGTCCCACTTGTCCATTTCTTCATCATCTGAATAATAAGATTTGCTAATTTCTTCATCTAACTTTCCAATTTGAGTGTTATACATTTCCATCATAGTTTCAGGATCTGCTTTTGATGGAATTCCAGATTCACTAGAACCCAGTTCAACTACAAGATCTACTGATACAGATAGTGATTCAATTTTAATAACGTCAGACATACGATGATAAGAAACATATGGTTTTTCTTCCCAGGCACCGCCTTCTTCTTCATATTCACGAACAATTACTGGCTTGTCGTTTTCCATGTACTCCATAGAATATTCTGATCCTGGCAATCCAAGTAATCCTGAATTAGTCATTACGTACTCAACACGACCAACCATAATTTTATTATCTTCGCCCTTGTACATTACAAAGTCGCCTTCTTTAATTTCATGCATACTTTTTCCTATATTTCCTTCAGAGCGATTAATTGCATAAATTTGTGCTGCTGCTTCACCACGAGTTTTATGACAGCCCATAACTTCATTTGTACCCTCTTTTAAAGCAGGGTAGCCTGAACAGCCGTACGAACCTTTAGCACCTATTGTATATGGCATACTATCATTATATCAGCCTTTAAGTTTTAAAAGCCTCATAACCTCAAGCAGATTCCATTTTTCTTGCTTTGAAAGGCTTGCAAGATCATCTGGATTAAAACATTTTTCAGTTAATGTAATTTGGGGATCTGAATCAAAAAGATCTAGATCAACAAACCCCTTTATCCATAGATTCATTATTTGATTATTTACATCATACATATGCTCTTTATATAGGTCTGGCATTAATGTTGCTATTTTGGGAGTAAAAGAGTATAGCAATTCCCCAGTTTCTGAGTCTACCCCAACAGCCTCAAGACCACCATCTAAAATTAGTTTTTCAATCATTTCATTTTCTTCTTTATCCATTTTGAATAAACTCCAGTAATGACTCTCTTGTTTGTGTTCCGACAATGCGTTTAATTTCTTTTTGATTTTCAATTAATATAAATGTAGGCACTGATTTAACCTCAAACCTTGCAACAAGTAATTGTTCATAGTCAGCATCGATCATTTGAAAATCAAAGCCTTCTTTTTTTAAATCTTCAACAATTGGTCGTGTTTTTTTGCATGGACTACACCACTCTGCAGTAAAATAAAAAACAGTTTTCATTTTCCAGATTTTGCCCTAGCCTTTTTTAATACTTCAAAATCTTTAATTTTAGTTTCACCAAGATACCCCCAGGCATAGCCATCATTAATCATCTTATCATTTAATGATTCTGTATCTCCATTTACATATATCCAACCAAGAATTCGACCATATTTTTCTGATGAATTCATTTTTTCAGTTTTAATTACAACGGACTTGGCATCTTTAAGATGTTTCTTTAAATAATCTTTAGACTCAAGGCCAAGAACTTTTTCTGCTTTATTTGTTGTTCGTGATTCTGGAGTATCAATACCCGCTAAACGCACACGAGATGAAAACAAGATGTCAAATCCTAAATCAATAATAACATCAATAGTATCTCCGTCAACAACATTTTTTACTTCTTTAACAAAATATTGATACATTATACGGCTCCTATTGCTTTATTTTCTATTAATTTTTCACGTTCATCGACAACAGCATACATAAACGACATCATTTTTTCATAACCTTTTTTATCGTCTACGATTTTATTGTAATGATGGCTACAAAATAATAACTCTCCCGTTGCTCCAGTAACCTTGACATATGCTTGTGCCTGACATTTATCGCAACGATCATTTGCTGAAAGCAGCCATTCTTTTGGTTTAACGCTTGGATGATCCTGAATGGCTGAGTTCATAGATCTCATTATACTCTATTACTTTCTTTAAGTTCAAATGAGTTTTCTCTGTCAAATAGTTGATATTCGTATGACTTAAATTCAAAAAATCTATCTAATTCTTTTAAAACTTTTTCATGATCTAGCGTTGAACAAGTATATAAATCAAATTGTAAAAGTGCTGGATCTTGCTCATCCCATACGTGAAAAGCAACATGGGAAGTTTCAATCATTACGCTTGCAGTCATTCCACGATTACCTGTTTTGTTTACATAAACAGCATGTGGACCAGAAATAATTTTCATATCAATTTGTTCAATTAAATAAGTTAAAAAGTCTTTTACCTTAGTTGTATTGGTTGGATATTTTTTTATTTTAGCATTAATTAGTAAATGATTATGTTCTATTTTTTTTCCCATTATTTTCTCCTATTATCTGTAGAATAAAATCCACTACCATTGAAAAGTGCTCCTACATTAGAGTATACACGAACTAGATTAGTATTGCAAGTATCACAAGAATATCCTGGATCGTTTTCTTTTATAGAGCGTTCCTTTACAAATCTTTTTGCACAAGGCATGCAGTCATATTCATAAAATGGCATTTATTTAATTTTCTTTCCAAACTTAGCCCAAACTCTTTCGTGAAGAAAGTATCCAATTGCTTCCCAAACGATATATACTAATGCTCCAAGCGCAGCATATTCATATTCCCACTTGCCAGTAGCAAGATATACTCCTACTGTTAGTACTCCAGCAACAACAATAAGATGAAATGTTTCCCAACTTAACGTTTTTAATAAACTTCTTTTATTTGATTCCATACTTCCTCCTAATAAAGGACAGTTTATTCAAAGACATGTCCAGGTCTCTTATTCTATTATATACTAATTGCTACTTTTTAGCAACTTTAATATCAATAGATTTTGGTTTTTTATCTTCTGGAACAATGCGGTCAATGCTGATATGAAGCATTCCGTCTTTCATTTCTGCTCCAGTTAC